ACAGATGCTTGGGTACCTTGTAGCGCCGGCCCCGGAGGAAGGTGTAACTGGTGCCAACCCCGTAGGTCATGTCCTCGATGTCGGTGTTGACCCGGATGACCCTGGACTCCTCGTCCACCGTGATCGGTTCAGGCCCCAGGTCTTGCACCTCCAGGGGATTGGCCGTCATCGTCCTGGCCTGCTGCTGGGTTTGCACAGTCTGGAGATCCTTCATGGGGTCGTAACCGGGTACAGGGACAGAGGGGTCCAGGATGGGATCGGTGTCGACAGTCACCGGCTCCTCTAGGTCACGAATCCGTTGCTCAGCTTCTGGCGATAGCTCCATCAACTGGCCGGTCGCTGGATCCCAGACACCCTCTTCCTCGCGCACGAGATCGACCTGATTCACCAGGCCGATCTCCTGCTGGCGATCTACTAACTCTGCGGCCTTCTCCTCAGTCAGACGTTGCCGTTCTGACCCAGTGAAGTCACCGCGCTGTGTTCCTCTGGGCACCTGTCAGTTCGTCCAGGCGATCACGACCGACTGGTCGGTGATCAGGCCGAATCCCCAGATCGCGTACCAGCACAACGCGTGTTCCCGTCCGAAGTCGAGGACACCGCCGTCGCGGAGTTCCACCGGCAGGGCGATGGCGTGCCCGAAGGCATTGTCACCCAGGTACATGGCCCCGTGAGTGCCGCCAGCGTTGCCCTGGCCCGTGCCACCAGCCGGCCCAGCACCAGGGGCGTACTGCCGGATCTGGGTTGTCTCGATGTATACCACGTCATTTAGACGACCTATCTCGCCTATCATGAAGTTTCCCGCAGCAGCGTACTTGGTCATTTCGATGAACTCTGGGTTATCTCGTAGCCTTCTAGACTGGTGAGGGTCGATGAAGGCGACGTAGGTCTCACCGATGCGCGGCACGTTCTTGGTGGCGAGGGTCTCGACTGCGTCCTTGCTCACGTTCACCGACATGTACTGGGTGCCGGCCAGAGCGGCGTAGTTCGCCGCCACCGTGCCCTGGTCATACGGGCTGATCGGAGTGATGGCACCAGTCGGCAGGGCGTAGCCGAAGATGGCACTGGACGCCTGGTACAGCGTGTCCCTGGCGCTGCCGTCCAGGTACTTCGCCATGTTGCGGCCCAGGAGCCGGCTGGAGGACGCCATGACGTCATCAAAGCTGGCGTTGAGCAGAAGCTCGCTCACAGCCACCGCATAGCCCTGCTCAGCCACCGTGATGGCGTACTGGGAGGCCGTCAGCGCGGCGGTCTGCATGCGAACACCTTCAACGAGTTGGCTCGCGTCTCCAAGGTTATTATAACGCATGAAGTTCACTTGAAGGCCAGGTTGTACACCCAACTCCGTCTTTTTGACAGCAAACTGCTCGAAACGCAGTACGGGCATGCTCTGGAACAAGATCTCCTTGCTCCAGATGACCTGGATGGCCGGGGATAGCTGAGAGTTCGTCCCTGGGTAGCCCGTGGGGCTGGCACTCAGCAGCGGGGTTCCTGTGATGCTGGATGGCACTTGCCAACCTCCTGATTTTGGGTACTACCTCTACTGTCCTCGACGGCTTTGAGAGGCTGCACGTAGCAGTTGCTCCCGTTCAGCAGCATATTCTTCCGGGGTCATTGCCTTGAGTTCATCCGCCGTATACGTGCGTGTAGTCCCAGCCGATTCCATGGGACCGACTGGGGGCGCGGTAACACCAGCCATGGGTCTGCCGGCGTTGATGTTCCGCATCGCTGACACAGCATTCTGCTGAATCAAGGCGGATTTTTGGATGAGAAGCTGGATCGAAGCATCGATCTCCTGCTCCGTACTACCGGAGACAAGGTCACGAAGTTCGGGCGATATTTCCTCACTGTGTTCGGCCATGCGCTGAGCCAGGTAGGTCTGAAGAGAGGCGTGATGGCGCTCTTGCTCCAATAAGGCAAAGGCTTTTTCCCGCTCAGCCCTTTCCTCAGCCAGGCGGGCCTCCCACTCCTGATCCTTCTTCTGGATCAGGTCGCGGAGTTCCATCTCTTCTTCCTGCTTTTTCTTCGCTGCCCGGTCAGCTTCACGTTGGGTCTTGGCTTCGGCTGACTTTCGATCTTCCTCAGCTTTTCTGTACTGAGCCAGTTCGTTCTCCAGCGTGTCGGCACGCGCCTGCTCTGCCAGTACCCTTTGACGCTCTTCCTGGCGAATACGCTCGACATCTTCCTGGGTGAACGCCTGCGGCGGCTCGCCACCAGAGCGCTGCTGGCGAGGGCCACTGGTGGGCGGTGTCTCTGCCGGCGGGGCAACAGGGACGGTGATGGTGGTGCCATCATCAGGCGGCTGGGCGTCGCCTTGGGCCTGCGTGGGGTCTTGGACGTCGGACATCTCCTGGCGTTACTCCTTAGCTCTCGTCTTCTTCTGGTACTCGGCGCTGTGGGATCTTGGTGCCGTGGGCGAGGGTGACGATCCTCTGGAACATCTTCTGCACGTCTGCGTTGTCCTTGAGGTCGAGTCCAGGGGCACTGGCGATTTTCGCGGTGGGCGCAGTGTTTACCTGCGGACCACCCGCCGACTTCACGCCACCCCCGTTGGATCCGCCGCCATTGGACTTGCCGTTGCCTCCACCGTTCTGTGGGGGTGGGGGCATTGGCTGGGGGCCTTCTGGGCTGACCATGCCGGTCATGTTGACGATGAGGCTGGCGACCTGGGCCTTGAGGAACTCCAGGGCAGCCTGTTGCTCCGCGTCGTCCAGCAACTCCTTGAACAGTTCCTGGAGCTTCTCGTCGGGGAACTCCTCCCCCAGTTCCTGGAGCGCACCCCGCTTCGACTCCAGGCCCAGCGCCATCTTGACCTGGATCTCATTGAGCAGGATCAGCTTGTCGACCGGCAGGGGCGGCTGGAAGTGGACCGTGTTCTCGTAGGACACCGGATCCATGGGATCCAGCATCGGCAGGGAGTCATCCCGGAGAGGCGGATCCCAGGTGTCATTCCAGGTGAGGGTCTCTGGCTCCTTCATGAACAAGGTCCGCAGCGCCAGGCGGTTGACCTCAGCGAAGCCTTCTCCGTACTGGGTGGACTTCAGGTGGAACCTATTCATGAGGGGCTGGTACTGGATCGCCAGGGCCACGCCTGACGTATTGGAGATGGCCTGCTCCTCGCCCAGTGCGGTCTTCGGCACACCGGTCATCTCATGCATGGCGCTCTTCAGAACTTCCAGCAGCTTGATGGCCTGCTCGATGCCTCGTGGATCGAAGAGCAGGTTCTCCACGCGAGCGTCCTTGTTCGGCACGCTCCACGTCTGATGTGTCCCCTTCTCCAGGTTGCTGGCTCGTGCCCCAATGACGACCGTAACCGGGGCCGCATGATAGTTCACGATGTCAGCGATGTCCGTGGCCGTTTCGTTGTACTGCCTATTGAGCGGTGTCACGTCCTGTATGTCGGGCATCCCCCAAGGCGAAGACGCTATGGGAAGATTGCTTATGTGGACGATTGGGATCTCACCTAACGGGTTCTCCCTGGCATCTATAAGTTCGTCGTTGACGTACTCCTCGATGCGTTCTTCGGTCAATAGCTCCGTGTAGGTAAATACCTGCCTCGTTCCCTCTTGAGTGGTCCCCCAAAATCTGTACTTGAGTTTAAAACGGATCAATCTCTTGCGGTCGTGAGGGTGCCATTCCGGGAAGCAGTAGGCACTATTTAGAGGAAGGATGCGGACCCTCCCAGGATGCGGCATCCCAGAAGGGTCCACCCATGGCTCCTCGTAGGCCACCTTGACGAAGCAGTCGCCAGTGACCGATCCCATGGATCCCATCTCCCAGAGAAGGGAATCCTTCTTGTTATCTACCTCCCAGATACGTTGCAGCCGAGTGGGCACAATGGCTGCGGTGGCATCAGGCGAGCGGAACCCCACACCTTTGCCAAAAACGAAGTTGGTTGTAAAATCTGAAAGCGCCCTCGTCCAGTTAAACGTGAGTTGCGGATCACCTAGGTCAGGGCGCTGTGCCCAGTGATAACCCAGGTCAATAGAATGCCCAGTTCATGGCATAGCGATTGAGTCGAGGACCGTGTACCTCAAACTCTTCGTCCGCTAGCTCCACCAGACCCAGAGGGCTGATCTGGATCGTCAGGTCTGACGACGCTGCTCTATAGCTGGGGGACTGGAACTGAATAGACATCCTGTTGCATCACCTCCCCCGCTGCTTCATCTGCCGAGAGAACTGCTCAGCGGTCATGGGCAGCCGGCGACGCTGTTGCTGCTTCAACTGGCGAGCTACGGCCTGCTTGACAAGCTGCTTGGTCTCGGACTGGGTGGCGATGGCCGCGTGGCGGGGCTTGACCCGTTGACTGAGGACCGATGACGCCAGGATGGTGGGCGGTGGGGGCACTACTCGTCGCCAACGCGACCGCTGGGCTTGCCCCGGTAGATCTTCTCCACCATGTCATGCAGTTGACTGGGGGACGGACGTGCGCCCTCTCGCCTGGGCAAGGTCGACAACGGGTTGGCGTGAGGGTCACGCCGGTCATTCCAGACGGTCTGGACGTCCATGTAGTCGAAGTTGACACCATGGGTCTTGTAGTCGTGGACGGTCATCAGAACAGGCTCCCTTGTTCAGGCGGTGGCTTCGGCTTGGGCTGACCGCCACGCTTCCGCTTCACCTTCGGTGCTTCCTCATGTGCGGTGGTTCCTGGCCCGGTTGAGAACCCAAACTGACGAGGATTCGACGCCTCCCGCTCCGGGTGCGCCTGCGCTGCACTGGGGAAGTTGCCCCGGCCCACTTCACCACCGCGCTGGATCTGCTCCTCACCCCACTGCACCGCCTGGGCCTGCTCGATATGAGTCAGGCCCCGTTCCTTCATGGCCTGGCGCGCCGCATAGTCAGCCATGGCATGGAAGCCAGCCCGTGGGATGGTCTTGGCTACCCGAGAAGTAGCCTCGATGGTCTTCTCCCGCTCCGACTTATCACTGCCGGCCTTCGATGTGCTTTGGTGGGGCAGCATGCCACCGCCACCGGAGTGGATGTCAGACACGAAGAACTGGGGCGAGCCACCCAACCAGGCATTGTGATAGGCCCCGGTCTTGGGACCGAACCCAGTCCCGCCCGTGGTGCCGGCAAAGGTCTCACGCACGGTCTTGCCCTCGTGGATAACTTGCTGGGCGCGCTGCGCTCCCTTGGCGATATTGATGTCGGTCTGGCTGCGGGCCTTGCCCTCCAGCGACCCAGGCGCACCCTTCTCACCCTTG